CGAAAAAAACAATCTCACCGCTGATGAGGTTCTGTGCAACCTCTCCTCCCAAATGCGTTCGGCGGAATCCGATGCTGTTCGATTTCAAGCCACGAAAGCTGCCCTGCAACTCAACGGACTTCTGGATTCAAAAGATGAGAGGTCCAATTTCAACGTCACTATCAATATTATCGATTCTGAATTTTCCAGCTGTAACCCTATTCTAATTCCGAGGTAAATATGGCCACCGCCCCACTTGAAAACACCGCACAGATGTTGCCCACTCTGGCAGGCAAAATTCTTTACATCCTGTATTACAGGCAAGGTGCAAATCCCCATCCACAATTTTTGTTTTTTTACCACTCCTCTACCGATATGAAAGTCATTGCGGAGCGGGCGAAAAAGCATTGTGACTTCATGAATTTCCGATTCGTCTACGTTCGCCCGGCGGTAGTGGATCTGGACAAAATGGAAAATTTGCACGCAGAGGGCTAAGGAGAAAAGACGATGAGTTGGTCGGTATCAGCAATGGGTAAGGGCGAGGCGGTTGGTCGTTCGCTCAAGAATCAGTTTTCTAATATCCCGGAAATGGCTCAACCGGAACAAAACATCAAGAACAAGGTAGCGGAGATTGTGGAAGATGCATGCTCCTCTGCGCCGACAAGTGGATTTATCGTGCGCGCGGAGGGTCATCAATATTCTTTAGATGGAATTCCTCAAACGATGCACCTGAAGATCGAAATTGATTTAATAAAATTTTGTGAGTGAAAACTAAATGGACCCGAAAGATATTCAAGCAGCCGTTTTCAGGACTCTCCACCGCCGGGACCTTGCCCGTGACAACGCTCAAATTGGACTTTCAGTTTCTGAGATGACTGAAGAACTCGCAATGTTCCTGGTCGAAAAATCTCCAGATTTGGATGGAGAGGAATTAACCTTACCCTAAGGAGTAAAAATGCCACTGATTTCTGCATCAGAAATAGCAAAGCACAAAGCAGCCCAGGCTAAACGGCCGAAGCGAGTTACTGTTGAACAAGCTCAAAATGGCGGATATGTTGTTGAACATTATTCCGATGATTATCCAAACCCAAAACACGCTTTCAAAAACCACAAGGAAATGCTGGCCCACATTGTCGCTCACTTTGAAAAAGGTGAGAAGGGGAAGGGTAAAGAATGAAACACCCTGGTTTCAAAAATGTCCAGAGCAAGATTGAGCGGGAAGGCTATTCGAAAAAAGTTGCAGGCGCAATTTTGGCTGCCCGCACTCGAAACGCTTCCGCAGCGGCAAAGAAACACAACCCGAATTTAAAGAGAGTTCTTGGTGCCAAGTAAATCCCAAGTTCAACAAATTGCAATGGCTATCGCGGAGCACCATCCCGATAAACTCTACAAGCGGAACCGCGGACTTCTTAAGATGTCCCACCAGCAACTACACGATTTTGCCTCAACGCCGCGCAAGAATCTTGCAAAGCGGATTTCTTCTCAGAAAGCCCCGAAAGCCCAGAAAGGAAAATAAAGATTGTGTCTCCCACTCCCGTGACTCCTGATCCGACTCCCGCCCCCGCCCCGACTTCTTTGCCGCTCGCAATTATTGGCGCCGTTCTCAACGGAGTTCTGGCGGTAGAGAAAAACGCCCCTACACTTGCCGGAAACACCAAAGCGCAATTGGTTTTGGATTCCGTGGCCGCCGGTGCCGCTCTTGCCCCTGTAGTAATTAATCTTATCTCTCAAATTGTGGCAACTTTCAATGCTGTTGGAATTTTTAAGAAAAAAGCCAAGTAAGCGCAGTTTTATGCAGATTTCTGTTACCGTTTCTTTGGACCCCAAACTTCAATCGCTTTTGGAAAGTCTGTCGGGCACACTGGGCGGCGGTAGCCAAATTCAACTTTCTCGAATCGAAGCGAAAATAGATTCGATACAAACCGGAGTTAACAAAATGGCTTTGACGGAACAGGAATTGACAGATCTCTTGGGTAAAATCGATACCACCACAAATGCAATCGCTTCGAATGTGGCGACAATTGCGACGGTGGATCAAACTATTTCTACGGAACTTGATGCACTTCTAAAGCAGATTCAACCTGGAATTGCTTTGACCGATGCGCAGGTTACACAGTTACAGGGATTCGCAACCAAATTGCAGGCAACTTCGGATGCCTCAACCGCCCAGGTTTCAGTTCTCCAGGCAATTGCAGCTAAAGCGGCGCCAATTGTTCCACCTCCGCCGCCCCCACCTCCAGCTATTTAGTTTTCTCCTCCGGTAACTGAATAGCTGATTTCCGGGCGGGGGGTTTCCACTCAGATTTCCCGCCCGGAATTAAACTCATGGACTTAACAGTTAAATTCGCAAACCCGGCGCAGCGAAAGTTTTATTACTCAACCGCGCGCAATCAGTGTTTCTCAGGCGGATTTAACAATGGCAAAACTTATTCTGGTTGCCTGAAAGCTTTCACTCTGTTGAGTACATTTCCAAATTATCGCATGGCAATCGCGCGGCAGACATTCGCCGATCTGAAAAAGACGACGATGCAAACATTTTTCAAAATCTGCCCCAAAGAAATTATCCAGCGCCACAACGAACAAGACGGTTTTACCGAATTTATCAATCGCTCCGTAATTTATTGGCTCCATCTCGATAAGGTAGACGAGTCGACACTTCGTGGACTTGAAATTAATTCCGCTCTGGTAGATCAGGCGGAGGAAACAGAAGAGAAGGTATTCGATGTTCTTGATGGTAGAATTGGCCGATGGGACAATGCTGAAATTCCATCGCAGCTCCTTGATAACTATCCTGAATGGCCAACGAATCCTAAGACTGGCAAGCGAATCGCCCCATCATATAATATGTTGCTCTGTAATCCAGACACCCAATTTCACTATATCTTTAGAAAGTTCCACCCCGATTCGCTGGAACGTAGACCTAATTTCTTCTATTGTGAGGGAGAGTGGGACCCCGAACTCGGAAGTAGAGAAACTTATGAAGAAGCCCTTAGTCATGACTCTGAATGGGTTGACAAATATATTAGAGGTCAGTGGGGGATTTCTTCAGCCCAAATACACAGATTAGACTCTGCCAGCCTTTTGGATTATTCCCCAGAACTAATGGAAAGAATCGAGCGCCGCGGGAATCTATTTCGTATCTTGGATCATGGTGATGCCAGCCCTACTAGTTGTCTTTGGCTTGCCGCTCTGGATGGCAATCTCATATTTTATCGCGAATATTACGTTCCCGGTCAACCGATATCTTATCACCGCCGCGCCATCTCTGAACTTTCTGGGACTGAAAAGTACAGTGGAAATTACGCTGATCCCCAAATTTTTAAAAAGACCGGGCAGAAGGACGGAAGTTTTTGGACCACATCTGACGAATACATGGATAAGGGAATTGACGGTCCTCCCCTGAGTTGGATTCCAGGGGACAATAATGAGTTCGCAACCCGGAACCGAATCAATGAACTTCTCAGGGCGGGGAACATCCACAAACATCCTACTACGATGATATCTCCCGCCCCTGGGATTTATTTTATCAAGAAATCTTCTGAATATTCAAATGGCTGTTATCATGCAATTCAAGAACTCCAGTCTCAACGACGAAAATCTCTTGGCTACGTTGACGGAAAACAAATTTTCTGTGATGATAGAGAAGAGTCCGTGGCCGATCACGCTTACGATTGTGTTCGATATGCAGTTGCCGCTCATGGCGGGGGGAAATCACTCCCGAAACGAAAAGTTCCAGAACGATCTATAAAATGGTATCAAATGATGGTAAAGCGTGGGAATCAAAGAATTCAGGCGATGTCGAACTAGCGAGAGAAAATGCCCCGTCAAAGAGTAGATGATACAATCTGGTCGCAGCGTATTAGTGTTGCGAAGCGTTACAAAGAGGCGTGGGAGCATCTCTTTAAGGTAAATATTCTCCAAAAATATTACGAAGGTTTTCAGTGGAAGTTTGCCGCCGACGCCGGTTACACTCCTTACACAATCAATAAAATCTACGAAACCATCCAAATCAAAATTGCAGAATTCATCCCTACTTTCCCCAAGTATGTAGTTTCCTCCCGTGAAGGG